CTAATGAATCATAGTATGTCTCATATTGCTCCTGCTCATCAGGAGTGACACCGAATGCTTCCCAGAATGAACACCGGGCTTCCGGGGTTATTGGAGAAGCGGTACGAGACCCGCCCAACCCAATTTCCCTCATATACCATGGCATTATCTGATTATCATCAATGTCTTTGCGTTTACGCATAAGACATAACTGTTTTGAGAAAGCTGACCTCTGGTACAACTGGTAGAACGATTGAAAAACGGGCAAACCACCCGCGAGACTAATTCCACCAGTGCCAACAGCATCAAGCCACTGTCTGAAGTACGCGTCGCTAACAATAACGTCGTTCTTCATGAGCACACTATCCTTGGCTATAGCAGTGATCGGATTCCTACACATAGTCCAAACGGACCCATCCCAAATGGGCTGGGTCTGACAGAACTCAATATGCTCGAATTCATACACAGGCTTTTCTATTGCCATGTTGAACCCCATTTCAAGGAACCAATCAAACAGTCCTGTCGAAAACTGCTCTAGCGCGCTCTTTTCGAGGAACACAACACAATCATCACCATTGTTAGCTAATTGTATGTCAACTTTACGCGACAAACTGTACGCTTTAATCATCATGCACATTAATGCGCAATTACCTAGTGATGTATTCATGTCTCCACTCATTCTAGTCCCCTCTATAGTATACTTAAGATCACCATCCGCACAGTAGCCAACACACCGATTAATGAGTTAACATTTCAGTAATCGTGACAACTTGCGCTGCGATCTCTTGTCATGTCTATAACAATACCTATAGATAGAGTGCTCAAATATAAGAGCATCGAGTGAGACGTGTTGATCAAACCTACTTGCATCAAGTCCTATAGCCACAGGATCTTTGAACATTTCCCATTTCTGGCGCAAGTATTCAGCGGTTTGTTCAGTGTTGGTTCCCTTCATAACAGTCTTGTGACCAAAAAGTTTCCCCAATGATTTAAAAATTCTATCCTCGATGGGACGCAAAAAGCGCCCCAACCGGAGATTAAACTTAGGATTACGAGGGGATATGACACGAGGGACAGGGTCTTTCTTAGTGGTATGGTCAACCTTCTCATACTTTACAAAGACATTGATAGTGGCATCCGCTTCGACGCTGCAGTGTTCCGTCCGCAGTTGGTCGAGAGCCCTCTCGTAGTTCATTTTCTTGCGGCCCCGGAATGTATCAACAAATTGCTGATAGTTCAACGGGGCGGTCGAGGGAAGATGAGGTTTCAAGAGATCGAAGGTAGACGCCAGTCTACCCGCGAAAACGCCAGGTCTCGGTCTTGGAGGCGACTCAAAGCCAGACGGAGAGGTTAAAGATTTAACATAGAAAACCCTCTCCGTGACTGCTCTCCGTAAAGTATCCAAATTGTCATTGAATGGTCTAATTTCGATGTCTGGCGACACCGACGCTATCCTAATGTAACTTCTAATCTTGGGTATACCCAATCGCTCCTTAACTCGCAACTGGACAGGGGTAGGAGCTTTTGTTTTTATAGCATCCTGTCCAGTGGAAGCGACTGGGCACCCCTAGCAACTCTCAAGGAGCTCCTGCTCCCTGAGAGTACCAACCCCAAACACTTTACTCCATGAGCCACCAAAGACACGGGCCGGTTCAACCCGTTTCTCCCATTGGGTGGTGGTTACAGCCAACCTCATTCGTCTAAATTCATCAGATGGGACGAATGACAAAAACACTGCACGATCAATAGCAAGTGCTTTGTCGACTGTTCTCATGTCCTTGAATTTATCATCTTCAAGGTATTTAACAAGCCATTTGCGGGTCACGAGGATGTTAGCTTCGCTCATCTTCCTGTTCCCAAACTTCAAATACGCATGTTTACTCACAGCAGCAGCAAAATTGGACCGATTCCCAGCCCTAATTTTCCGCGTAGTACGCATACGCATTTCAACAACAGGAATACCATCGAACTCCTCAACTGTATGAGAGGCGGTATACGTATGTTTAACGAGAAACTCCTCAGGTTCATCAACAATTGAGTCAATTTTCTCG